GGTTGTAGCAACACCCATTGCAAGTTCAATAGCATCACGAGCGGCGTGTCCTGTTAGTTCTCGATTTTGTAATTTTTCTGCAAGTTCTTTAAACACAGACCACGCAAGTCCTTGTCCAGTTAGCACGTCTGATCGTTCTGGTACTTGCTTCACACCAAATGTTACAAGAGGATCAAGAGCCATTGTAAGACCTTCAAAGAACTCTGGAAGTCCTTCGTCCATTGCTTCTAACAATAGTGCTTCTTTTGCAAGTCTAGAATTATCAGCTTCAAGTTTTTCAATAATTGTTTGTGGTTGTGTTCTCATTTTATCCCTCAAATTCCTCATTTATATATCGTTGTAATTCATGGTCTCCTACATTTTCAGGCAGTTCTTTTTTATAAAATAAACGATAACTGTCTGAACCGTACTTGCCAATACCGTATAACTCTGTTGCATCTTCTCCATCCCAGTCATCAAATTGCTCACTCATACGATATAGTCTTTGTGCTCTTACTCTACGCATACCTAGAGGAGCAATTACTTCTTCTATTTCATTTTTTGTAGCATGTAAAAATGCTTTGTGTGTAGGCCATTTAGAAAAAAATGTGGGCAACACAGCCTTAACTTGTTTTCTGCCTGTGCAGTTTAAACAAATTACGCCTACCATGTGTTGCCACACATTGTCTACTTGTTGTTGAACCATTAAGTCATCACGCATTTGGCAAATCCTCAATGTTCAAAGGAGTAAAATTAATCTGTTCTACGCTTACACATTTGTAAGGACCTTCTGGTGAAGGATTACTGTGGATGTGTCCATGAACATTCAACATGCCTAAACCCCATCTATGAGTTTCAGCTAGTGTAGTTGGATGCAAAGGTGCGTGACTAAGGATTACTCCATGATCCTTTAGCTCTTTCCAAAGTTCTATAGTTTTGAAGTAGGGAGCTAAAAACTTTACATTATCGTGGTTACCTAATATCAAATGTTTTTTACCAGGTAACTTGGCAAAGTTTGCTTCTAACCATTCTACTTTGTTATGACCAAACAACACATCACCTAAGTGGTAAACAGTATCGTTAGGACCAACTGTATCGTTCCAGTTGTCCATCATGCATTGGTTCATATGATCTACACTGTCAAAAGTTCTAGGAGGCTTACCTGCATAATCTTTGAATGTAAGGATAGCTTCATGGTTGAAGTGTGTATCTGATATCAAAAATATGTTGCTCATAGTAGCCTCTGTTTGCCTATTATAGATATAATATAGCATATTAAATTTTGCTTGTCAATCACTTTTGGAAAAATTGGCTCTGGGGGAAGGACTCGAACCTTCACGCTAAATATATTGCAGTACATTCAGCACATGAGAAACAATCATGCGTGTCTACCATTTCCACCACCCCAGATTAAAATTACTTTTTATCTAATGCGGCAATCATTCTAGTCATTCCAATTCCTCCACCTACTCTTGGGAAGAAGTCGAATTCCAAGAACTTTTCTAGTTCTGCTTCTACACGTTCTTTTGAAAACAATTTGTAAAGTAGTTCACTGTATTCGCCGTTTGTAATAGTATGAAATGTATCTCTCATCATTTCCACATCACAACTACGTTCTGCTGATCCTATAGTTTCCATACCACCTAAGATAACATCAATTTTTTTAGAATGTACTCCATCTTCGTATCTGCTCATATTCCAGAACGGTGATGTCATTTCAGGAAAGTCTGTGATCATTGTTGAACCAAACTCATCATACATTTTAGTTTCTTCTTCAGCAGTCATTTCATAATCTTCTGCAAGTCCGTAATGCTTCTGCCATTCTTTGTATGTCTTTTCTGTAGGCTTAGGAAATCCTAAGTATTCACAGAGTTCATATTCCATCTTTTTAAGATCGTTTATGTCACCTGGCATTTCAAATTCAAACATTGGAAATATTATATCATGTCTGCCTGGAATTGCATTAGGCTCTTGTCTGTAGGAAGTGGAGACACAAAAAAACCCCTTACTAGAGGGGCTACTTAATAATTCGTGTTCTAACCACATTTGGCCTGTTTGCGGCAACGGCCACACCTGGCCTGCGTAATTATAAGTTGCTACATTGAATGGATCTTCACATGCGGCAAGTATGCTTAGTCTGTTTTGAGTGTGTACTTCTTCAAAACCTTTATCCAAAAAAAATGACCTTAAAAGGCCAACTGTTTTTGTAAATTTACTTGGGGATATTAATTGCGTCATTTCTTTTTCCTTTTCCGTTAGTCAAAAAAAATTTGCTCAAAAAAAAATTGAGCTGTTTCTTTCGTCGAGTTATTTATCATTTGTGGAATGGTAGTCCCGGGGGGATTCGAACCCCCATCGCTCTCTAATCTGGAGACTGTGCCGAGTATAAGCCGGGTGTTTTACCGTTAAACTACGGGACTATATGGTGCGCCTGGAGAGATTCGAACTCCCAATCAACCCGTTATGAGCGGGGGGCTTTAACCGTTAAGCTACAAGCGCATATTTTGGAGTGGGTGAGGAGACTCGAACTCCCATAACACGGATTTGCAATCCGGTCCGTAACCATTCCGGACACACCCACAGTTGGTCTTGGTGGCAGGATTCGAACCTGCGATCTTCTGGTCCCAAACCAGACGCCTTACCAGACTAGGCCACACCAAGATTGGCACCGGTGGAAGGAATCGAACCCTCTCTTTCAGTTTTGGAGACTGCTGTGCAACCATTGACACCTCACCGATAAAAAAAGCCCCTAAACAATTTCTTGCTAGGGGCTTGCTTAAATAAACTTTTTTCTAAAGTCGCATTAAGGCATACCCCAAGGGCATGGGCACCAGCATATTAATATTATCTGTTGTATTGCACTTAACACGTTTAAAATCCTTTTTCGTTATTGTCTATATAATATAACACAACTATTTAGTAAGGTCAACCACTTTTGGAAAAAAATTCTTGTATATAAATTACAGAACGTTTGCTTAAAACTATTTCGTAGTGATTGCGATCAATCCATTTGTAATCTACATCCTCTCTACAAGTCATACTATCTAGCGTAACAATACCATCGTTTGCACCAACTAACCAAGGTACATCTCCTTTAGTAGATACGATAGCTAACCAAGGAACTGTTATTTCTATTTCTTTACTACCTTGTACAAATTTACTATGCGTATGTATATCTCTAAATAGTTGATATCCAGGATTTAAATATCTGCCCCAAGTGGCAATTTCACTGCCATTAAAAGGAGTTGATAAACTAACTACATTTGATATAACTTTAGGAAATTCTTTCTGTAAATATATTGCATATAAACCACCTAGACTGTGTGCAACAATACTAAAAGGTCCATCTGTATTTTCTAAAACTTCTATCATAGATTTGATATTAGTTTGTGCATCTTCATCTTTGTCGTAATTAAGAAATATTTTTTCTGTAGGTTTAAGCTCTGAATCAATAAAGGCGAAACTTCGTTCGCTTGCTGTAGCGCCATGTATATAAATAATTTTCATTGGTCTGATATGCTCGCCCGTGCCTTTGTCCCGCAATGCGGGCAATGAAAAGTTGTTCTATCTATACAGTATTTGTCTTCCATAGTAGCGTAGGTAAACCAACCATTGCAGTTGGTGCAAGTCAGATGCCAAATTATTTCCTTGACTGCTTTAAACATCTTAAAGATATTTATCTATTCGTGTTCACCGCCGGGGTCGTTTGGATCTAAAGGAACCTTATGAGCATTGCCATCTTTGTCTCTATAGATAGTATATGTTCTGCCTCTACCGTAAGATGTATAACCACTAGCAAAATTAAATACAGTAGGTTTACGTTTTGCAGTTTCAAATGTACCAACTGTAACTGCTATGGCTCCTAAAAGAACTACGTGGGCAATAGCACTAATACCAAAGACGGTCCAACTACCTACAATAATAGCAAAAGCTATACACCACATCCATGCAAGAACTTGCATTATAAGATGTTGCGTTTGTAAGTCTGGAATGTTTCGCAAAGGGTTATGTTTTACATTCATAACGCCATTCCAACTATTATAAACAAATTCTTTCATACTTTTAATTTCCTCAAAAGTTACACGCTTTGGATAATGTGCGTCTGCACTATCTCTAAAATCTATTGCATCATATAAATTATGAAACTTTTCTGACACAACTAAATCCTTAAAATACGCTGTTACTTTATACACTATACTACCTTTTCCTTTTATTGTCAACAATTTTGGTGCCCATGGAGGGACTCGAACCCCCACGCCGTAAGCACAGGTACCTAAAACCTGCGTGTCTACCAATTCCACCACATGGGCTATGTAGAAGTTGAACCAACTGGTTTACATTGATACTGTACTGTATCCCAATCTCCATCAGCTGGTAGTTCGGTATAAATTTTTAACATTTTGTTACATTCATCTTTTGTATCAAACCATTGTATATCTTGTTCAAGACAAGTTGATCCTAAACAAACAGTAAGTAAAATGTGCCAAATGATTTCCATGTCACTTCCTTAATGGTGCCGGCACACGGACTCGAACCGCGGACCTACTGATTACAAATCAGTTGCTCTACCAACTGAGCTATGCCGGCGTCAGGTATTTATTTGTTAAAACGGATCCTGTGATTTTTCCCACCATACCAGAAAGTCATAATGCTATGACTATAAACTTCTTTTTTAACTTCCTCGTATCTAGTTTCAAAACTACATTGTCTTTTAGTTTCGTATGTAGTAGGACCTTTTTTATTGCCGCCGATTATAGCGCCAGTTAAGGCACCAACTCCTGTTGCGGCTTCTTTACCACTGCCTTTACCTACTTGATTTCCAAGTAATCCTCCAATAATACCGCCAATAATGGCTCCTTCTTTATCGAAGTTACCTTGACCTTGTCTAGGTACCTGTACGTCTTTACAAATTTCTACAGAATAAGGAGTTTGTTGAATTACTGTTTTATAATGATCAGTAACTGTGCCTTGCACACTATCTGCTAATGCAGGTGAACAACCAACCGCTAAGACTGTAAACATTGTCATAATAGATTTCTTCATTTTGTGCTCCTAACAATACTGACAGTGCCGCCACCTTCTACCTTTGTGACTCTGTCATATTTAAAACTACGCCAACCTTTGGCGTTTAGATCCCAAGCTGTAATAGTACCTTTCTTAGGCGCTTTTTCGTTCTTGGGTCTGCTCTCTTCCGGAATATTCTCAATGTTTTTTGTACATGTCATAACACGTTCATCTCCATCGAGCTTGTTAAATGTTACAATTAAAACTCCTGTGCTAAGAATTTCAAGTAACTTTTCTTCCGTAGGAATATTTTTAAGATCTGCTACGCTGTCTTTTACAATGTTCATTTTGCTTTCTCAACAATGCTGTCTGCTAGTCCATAATCGATTGCTTCTTGTGCTGACATGAATGTATCTCTGTCCATGTCCCTTTCAAAGTCTTCGAATGTTTTACCTGCTGTATTGTGTTTTACATAAAGCTCTGTCAGTTGCTTTTTCCAATACATAATTTCTCTGTAACTAATTTCAATATCACTTGCCATACCTCTAGCACCGCCACTTGGTTGATGAATCATGTGTCGTGCATTAGGAAGTAAAAACCGTTTGCCTGGTTCACCTGCTTGTGCTAAGAAACTACCCATTGAACATGCTTGTCCTAAAACATATGTATGAACAGGTGCTTTGATAAATTGCATAGTATCATAAATGCTCATGCCAGCAGTAATTACACCGCCTGGAGAATTAATAAAAAACTTAATTGACTTTTCAGGATTTTGTGATTCTAAAAACAATAATTGTGCAACAATTAAGTTTGCACTATTATCTTCAACAACACCGTTAAGCATAACGATGCGATCCTTCATCAAGCGTGAATAGATATCATAAGAACGTTCTCCGCGTGATTCTTGTTCTACTACCATTGGTATAAGTGGCATTATAGTCCTCTTCCTTGTTTTAGATTAAATTCTTTAGGTCCTAGTGTTGTAAATTCCATACCAAGTGCATTACCTACATACACTTTACCATTGAATCTAAATCTTATTTTATTTGTAGCAATGAAAGCATCAAAGCTCTCATCTTTTTTAAAATTATCTATTTCTGCCTCAACAACTTTATCGTTGTGGGTACAAGTAATAGAAACTTTCTTGTCATATACTATAGTCATAACTTTCCTTATTTTTTGTTATTGTATATGATTTTAAATCAAATGTCAAGACTTTTGGTTAATGTAATGTAACTTGTGCAGTTGGATCTGTACCAAAATAATTTTTGCATAATTGAACTATTGCTTCTGGTACCTCTTCTTCTTCACTGCCTTCTGGCACAAACATACCTTTAAGAGTTCCATCTTTACTAATAATTAAACCCCAGTCGTCGTCTTCCAAGGCTTCTTCAAATTTTATAACTGTTGGTTCTGCCATCATATGGCACCTCCTATACTTTGTAAATTCTTACGTAATTTAATGCTGTTTCGTTAACTTCGAATAGTTTATTTTTTGTATGATCTTTGACTTTTGCTTTGAACTTTCTATGTTCTCCAACTGGTACTTCAAATTTACACCAGAAGCTTACAAGATTGCCCATATAGTCAGCAGTGTAATGATAACGCTCGTAGTGATTACTGTAGCTACTACTTAGTATTTTACAAACGCCTTCAACGGGCTCTCCTTTTTCACCAATGGCGTTAGATTCACGATACTCAGTTCTAATTGTTTTTTTAAGTGCAACATCTTTAGTTTCTCTTGATACAAATTCAGGAACATAAGCAAGTATTCCTAGTTTGTTAAATGGCACAGTTTCTAACCAAACTGCTTCTACAATATCTCTTTGGAAGTCAGATAAGTCATCTCCTAATACTGACATTGTATATCGTCTAAAATGTTTCAATGCATCGTCAACTGACTGATAATCTTCTTCTAGTGTTTTGATTGGACGGAAATCATCAGGACGATAGTCAGGACGGAATTGAAATTTTAAAAGATCCTTATTACTAAACAATGTGTGATTTTCAGGTTCTGAAAATCTATAGGTATCTTTTACATAGCCTTTGTTTTGTCTATAGGCGGCATACGCTACAGCCAAAACGTCTTGTGTTTTGTATTCCATTTCAACAACCTTATTTGTCATGTGTCCACTTAAGATGTCCTAGTTTGTGATGCTCTGCCCATTGCACAAATAAACCACACTCTCTACCATGTGCTTCTATTTCCCATGGTTGATCCCAATAGCTAGGTTCCTTTTTAAGATAACGACCCTTCCATCTGTGCTTATTGGTAGTGCTTTCAAACAATTCACCTTTGGCAAATTGTTTTGCATGTACCATTTCATGAGCTACAGTTTCAAGAAGTCTACGTAATTTTGCTTGCCTATTGATATCAAATTCAAATGCTCTTGGGCGATATGGGTCTGCATGATCTGCAGGTATACAGTAACCCCAACTATCGTCACGACCAAAGTTTTTTAGATTAATTTCGAATTCTAAGTTACGCATTCTAGGCATCATTTTGCTCACACAAAATTCAACCATACTTTTGACATATTTCTTTTGTGAACGTGATCCGCCTTTGACTGATATGTACATAAATGCTCCTGTATACTGTATTTACTTTATTATAATAACAAATAAGTGATCAGAAGTCAACTAAAATGGTTACATTCTGAAGGTAATACGCCCTTTTTGTAGGTCATATGGGCTGATTTCACACTTGACTGTGTCGCCTGCTACTAATCTAATGCGATTTTGACGCATTTTTCCGCCTGTATATGCTGTAATTGTATGCCCATTTTCAAGCATTACTTTATACATTTGGCCAGGCATTACATCTGTAATTTTGCCCTGTGCTTCGATTACATCACTATTCTTCGGCATTAGTAATTACGATGACACCTTGATCTTCTAATGATGCTTCTGCTGGTTTTGTAATGATTATAGTTCCTTTATCGCCGATTTCAAACTTTAAATGATCGCCGACTTTCCAACCCTGTTTTTCCATAATCTCAGGTGGAATAATCATGTTAACTTCTTTGTCATTTCCAGGAATATCTTTAAAAATATCCTCTGCTTTATATTCTAATATATTTTGCGCCATACTGTATTTATTTCCATTGTGGGCCTCTCACCCATCCAACTAGGCTGTGTCTAACACCTTTTGTTACTGGCAAAACTCTGTGCCATTGATAGCTAGGAAAGAACAACAAGTCTCCTTTTTTAAGATCCACTGTATAGATTCTTTCTTCTTTTGCAGGACTACCTACTTCAAATTGGAATTCGCCACCTTCAAAGTCGTCGTTTAACAAAATACTAAAACTAATTTTTCTTACAGTTTCTTCTAGTTCTCCAATCATATGATCTACGTGCCAATCATATCGTTGTCCTATTTTATATTCTGTAAATTGCAATGGTTCTACTATACCAGCTTCAAACTCCCAACCACCTTGCTTATTAGCTCCCATAGCATAATTATAAATTTCTTGGAATAATTCTTGTGAGTTTTCGTTTGCATCTATCCAACTAACATCGCTTATTCTTGCGTTATTAGGATCTTTGTCACTAGATGTAGCAACATCAACATTGGGTGCAAGTTCGTATACTTTATCTATACTATCTAAAAATAGTTGGTCTGTAAAGTGTATAAAAGATTGTTTACGTAGCATCTTTCCAATTATCCATTTCAGTTTTTATTTCTGTTATTTGCTCATTAGCTAACCCTCTAGCCATTGACTGCACCTGTTCTAAAAGATGTTTTACATCTTCTTTATCATATGTTTTACCACTTAGTTCCGAAAATTCATTACGTTTGCGATGTGCTTCTACACATAAGTCGTGCATTGAATTAATACGTCTAATCCAGTCTTCGATAGAATGTTCCATTAAAACTCCATATCAGCCGCTACAATATAACGGTCCTCTTTTGATTGTACTATACCAGGGCGATGCCAAATTTTGCCTGGGTAAATCATCCAACATCCTGTCCTCCAAGGTACAAAATATTTACCTTCACTTTCAACACCATTAGGTGCCAGTTCGGTTCCAGCTGTTTCTAAATCTTTGACATCTTCAGGAAGTGTCATATAGTATACACCACTTACTGTTGTTGTGTTTGGATTATGGTTATGGTGATGCCAAAGTTTATCTCTGTCCTCAGCATGTTTCAACGATGTCTGAAAACTCCAACTTTGAATATTTTTAATTTGAACTTCTCTATTTAAAAAGGCAAAACAGGACCATATAAAACTCATCTTAAGGTTTACATAGTCCTGTGTTGGTGTTGCAAATACATTCCAATTAGTTTGGAACTTAGGACTGTTAGTCCAATATTTTCCTTCTGCTATTCCTTTGCGTACTTCTTCTACCATACGCTCTCTAGCAGAAGAATCTATTAGACTATTCCAATCATAGTATTCATGAGCCTGAAAACTCACTACATAGATTCCTTGCAATAGGTTAAACAATTTTCCGGTGTAGTTTCTACATACGGATCATCGTCTTCACCATTATTGTTGATACCCGGTTCTTGCCACCATTTCTCAACAACACCGTCGTTGATGATAGCCATATAACGCCAACTACGCATTCCAAAGCCTAAATGGTTTTTACCAATTAACATTCCCATGTAACGTGTAAAGTTACCAGAACCATCTGGAATTACTTTTACATTTTGGATGTCTTGTGCTTTGGCCCATGCATTCATTACAAATGCATCATTTACTGAAATACAGTAAATTTCGTCGACGCCATGGTTACGGATATCATCATAGTTTTCTTCAAAGCCTGGTAGCTGATATGTAGAGCAAGTAGGTGTAAATGCACCTGGCAAGCTAAACAATACTACTCTTTTACCTTTGAAGATTTCATCGCTAGTAACATCTTCCCAGCGAAACGGATTAGGACCTTCAATAGATTCATCTCTAACCCTTGTTCTAAAAACCACGCAAGGCGGTTTAAAGCCTTCTATCATAATTACGATCTCCTATTATGTTTTGAGTATACATTCTAACTTATTGATTGTCAACTATTTTTTTGTTGTTTTCTTAGATTTTTTTATTGAACTGCCCATAACAGTTGCTCCTTTGCGAGCTATTTTATCTGCAAATTCTTTTTTTTGTGCATTTCTTTTGTTTTCGTCATATTGATGAGCCATTCGTCTACCTGAGCCGTCAAACAAGTAGTCTGTAGTTGTTTTATTATACCCCCAACGTTCTTGTGGTTTACCTGATTGAACTTTAGGACGTTGAGGTACACCTATCATTCTTTTGAAATTTTTCGTTTCTCCACATGCTGGACACTCTTTGGGATTTTCATTAAAACTTAACAGTTCATCCCACAGCTCATTACACTCTTGACAATGATATGGATAGATTGGCATAGGTACTCCTTTGTATACGCATATTTAATGATAAATATTAGTGGAGGGCAACAAAATGGATTTTTTAACTTTTGTTTCAGAAGTTGGGTTTCCGATTGCAGGTGCTTTAGCGGCGGGTGTTTTTGTGTTTACAACACTAAAATTTATATTAGCATCAGTAACAGGATCGGTACAAGGGCTAAAGGGCATTATTACTGCACTAGATAATAGAGTGCAGACTATGAATAATGACCTTGTAAAGATTGATGCACTGATGAGTTTCGCTCTAGGTGTAAAACCAAATGTTGACCGCATTGCGGCTAACGAAGGAAAGCATGACGCAAGGAGAGACTAAACATGTTATGGATGGATTACAATATTACGCAAGCTGGTCCTCACTTTAAAGTAGAAGGTGATTGGCCAGGTGAAGTTATGGGTAGAACACAAGATGGCAAAGAGAAAGGTTATGCACTTTATAAACCAGGAGATGTTTTTATAGTAAACGAGCAAGGTTGGCTAATGAAAACAGATCAATTAAATGCCCTACTATATAAATATGAGGACAACCTAAAGAAAGAAACACATGACAGTGGAACTAGCGAACGCGATTAAAGAGTTTGGATTTCCTATTGTTGCGGCAATGGGATTAGGTTACTTTGTTTATTATGTTTGGATTTGGGTTACTAGAGAAATTAAACCTGTAATTGGAGAAGCTAACGCTACTTTAATAGCTTTAATTGATAGAATCAGAATGTTAGACAACGATATGATTAGGCTAAATCAAAAATTACAAATGGTATTAGAATTTAAAGAAGAATATGAACGTTTGACAGGGAAAAAATTAGATATTGATCTTGAAGATATTGAGAAGGAGATAAAAAGTGCAGGGCGAAAAAAGAACATGTAAAAAATGTGGGCACGATTGCCATTGTTATCAACCAACTTGTAAGGAGTGTGTAAATGACGTATGTACAGGATGTGACTGCAAAGAACGAAGTACCAATTGAACACTACGTTAAAATACTAAAAAAACATGAAGAATCTAGAGCATCATTTAATGAACGCATGGAATACTGGAAAAAATATCACGAACAAAACGCACACGTGGTTAACAAGTAATATTGCACATGAAGATAGACTTATATTGATAAGTGTATTTGCAGGTTTTATTACAGGATTTTTATTTGGTATTCTTATTTCGTTGTAGCAATAAAAACACCGTTCCAATCTTTAGGTAAGTCTTGGGTTTTCATATATTCACAACGTTCTATCCACATATCATAATAGGCAGACATCTTTCCATCAAAGTGATTGTGTAATAATGTACAACTAGCAATAGCATCATCAAATTTTTGTGCTTTATAAAATTCATGCATTTCTTCATGCTTACGCTTTGCTGTTCGCCAAGCTGGTTTTACATCATCTAATACTGTCCAAATTCCTATTCCTACTGTTTTACCTTTTACAGCAAGATCATCTACTTTGAGATAGAAGAATTCGTCTTTAGTTGCTTCGTATGTATTTTCTCCAACAAGTAGTAAACATCCGTACTCTTTACACTTGCTTTCAATACGAGCGGCTGTACTGACTGCGTCTCCAAGTACGTCATAGCTGTGTCTTTTGGTACTTCCCATTTCACCGAGATAACCAAGACCAGTGTTAATACCAGCCCCCATACCCACAGGTGGACGTCCTTCAGGAATAATAATTTGTTCATTAAAATTCTCCACTGCCTTTAACATATTCAGTCCTGTTTGAACTGCGCTTTTAGGATGTTCTGGATCATCAATAGGAGCATTATGTACATGCATACTAGCATCACCTATGTACTTAATAACCATACCGTTTGAATCTAAAATTGGTTGAGTTATACTATCCATATATCCGTTCATAATACGGGTGAGTCCCTTAACATCATCGCCAAAAGACTCACCCAGGGGGGTAAATCCACGAAGATCTGAAAAACAAATACTTACTTCCTTTTTCATTCCTTCTTTTATTAGTGCTGGATTTTCTTGCAATAGTCTTACAACAGTAGGTGAAGCATATCCTGCAAATTGTTTTTTTATAGCTTGCTTTTGCATATACTCGCTAACAAACCTATTAAAAACTGCATGTAATCCTACTATTAAAACTGTCAGTAAAGGCATTGTTATATCTAATAGATAGAGATAATTTGTCCAAGCATAATATACGCCATAGACTAGAGCTCCACCAAAAGCTATAATTTTAATGCCTACTAACCAATATGGAGTAAATCGTGCAAGCAACACAAGAGCTATACCCAAGATTGCTGTTGTCATCAATTCAACTAGATTGGACCAATAAGGTCTTTGTATTTGATCTCCGTCTATTACAGTTTGTAAAGTAACTGCCGCAGGAATATAATTATGTTGAGGTCCTGTAGGACTGGCAATAACACCACCAATACCTTCTGCTGTTACTCCAAGAATAACAGTCTTACCTTCGACCATATAAAACACTTCTTCATCTACAACACTTATTTCATTAAATTGCTTATTCCAACGTAGCCAAATTTGTCCATTAGGATCAGTTTTTATAATAGGATATCCAGGCACTCTAACAGCTTCTATACCTGCACCGGCTTCTTTAACTTGGTAGCTTGGATTTCCTGTTGCAACACGTATGACTTCCACTGCTAAAGCAGGATACGTATCTTCTCCAATACGCATGAGGAGTGGTACTCTACGAACTACTCCATCTATTTCAGGAGCAGTATTAAGTACGCCGACACCATCGGCATTATTTCCTAACAGCGGAATAGGTCCTAACATCCCCGGCCATTCAAACATGTAAGGCAAAGGATCACCTATTTTTGCAACACCTCTTGGTACTGCATTACGATTAACTTGTGTTGTACCTGTTTGTGCAATTACAACACCGTTATCGGCAAGTGCTTGAGCAAGTTCTGGGTCACCACCTAGTCTATCAGGTTCTGACATCAAAACAGGGAGTACTATAATACCCGCACCTGCTTCGCGAAGTTTCCAGATTATATCTGCTAGTACATCACGCTTCCAAGGCCATTGACCGTACTTCTCAATGGCTGGTTCGTCAATAGCAACTACTACAATGTCTTGGGATACTATTGGCTGATCTGTGTTTTGAAGTAGATCAAACTGCTTCAGCCTAGCAGTTTGTACGATGGTGCTATCCCCATAATGCACAAATATCATAACTATTGCTGTAATAAATGCAACAGTCCAATGTGTGATCCACTTACTCATGCAGTATTTATGAGAATATTATTCCTTAATTAAATTTTTAACAAGTTGTTTTTTTAGATATTCTTTGCCTTTTAGAAAGTCTGTAATTTTACTATTAACTTCGAATTGGTTTTCATACAAAGGAGCACATTCTCCTTCTTGCATAACTACATCGTCTGGTAATTTAATTACTTTAATTTCATCTTTTACAAATTGCATATTGCCCTCCTTACCAAGATCCATTAGCAACGCCTATAAAGTAGATAATAAGTGTAAGTATACCTGTACCTATACTAACTAAAATTAATCCTACTATCCATTCTAGAATTGCTTGCTTACGTTCTTCTGCTCTGTATATTGCGTCTTTGCGTTCTTTACGCATTTTTGCTTCAATAGAAACTATTTCATCCCAAGCACTAGGTCCATAGAAAAAGCTGATGTAACCTTTTAGTTCATCACGCATTTCTTTTGCTTTTTGTTTGTGTCCCCAGACTTCCAATGCGTTTTGTTCTATTTGACTGCTACCAAATAGTTTTTTAAACATTGGTGGATTTTCTGCTTGCCTATGTGCAAAATCTAAATCACTGATAGATGTTGCCCATTGGTTAAGTGTGCCAGCCATATCACTAAGTTCTTTACCTGTGTCTATAGCTGATTTTATTCCGCGATAAGCGGCCGTGGCCATTCCTATGGCTGATACTGGATCTATCATTTATTTCAAGCCCTCATTGGACGGCGAATGCCGTACAATGTATTTAGCGTTGCAAAAGTTTTTTCTTTAGATCAAAAGTTTTAGGCATAGGTTCTCTACCTAGTCTAATATTCATTTCTTTTATTCTACTTTTTATCATTGCAACTTTTATTACAAGTTCGTCTGTACTAGGATCGTACTCGTCAATTGGTTGAAATAGATTTTTTATAGTTTGTATCATGTGCTATTTAACTTGGAATACTGGTTCCCAACTCCAATCCGGAACCTGTTGCCAAAATACTTCTGGAGATACAAAAACTGTTTCCCAAGTAGCATTAACAACACGATACTCAAAATATAAATGTGTAATATAAATTACACCCATTGCAATTATAAGTCCACAAATAAAAAAATATAATTTTTCTAAAGGTGACCAATAATGATCTTGATTAAACTCGCTCATTAGCATCCTCCCTCAATATGATATTTTCTAGTTTTGCCCCAGCAAGGATCTATATTATTATGCGAACCCCCTGGATATCTAAACTGAGGATTTGCTTTCAGAAAAGCCTTTGTGTGCTCTAGGTCTTTGACATAAAATTGTTGTCTACCTTTTCCTGCACAATAAGAGGCTTTTGTAAAATCAAACCCTATAAATCTTTCTTCTACTGGTTTATTATAATCATAGCCGTTTGCCAGTAGACATTCCTTAGCTATGTCGTTGAATCCCATTTCCATGTTTTTGCCCTCCAAAAATATATTTGTTCAGTTTTGTGTTACGGTTACTGAACAACCGTTGGCATTCGTACAAATGCCTGTCAAACTATAAGACTTGCTTGTAGTTGTATTGTTTGTGGTTTGAGTGCTTGTAAAGTCATAAGCACCACCACTGTTTGTAAGATCAACTTCAAATGAATGTGCCATAGTTCCACGTTGACTAGCATCAACTGTATGATCATCACCTGTAAGCACAATATCTGCCCATTGTTGACCACCATTGCCTCTTTGCAATAAATCCACTGTGTTATCGTCGCCTGTGATTTCAACAAAGCCATCGTGTCCTGCTTTGCCCATTTGTGTATGTGTCACACCATTGTTATCACCATTTACTACGTTTGCTATATGATGTCCAGCACCTCCGCCACCGGCTCTGTTGGTGTCTGTTTGATAACTGTCTAAAATATTGTTATTGCCTGTAACAGTCCAGTATACTTCGTGATCACCTGTTTCATCTGTATCAACAGTGCCATCGTCGTGTTTGCCTTGCCAAGCATTGACAGCATTATAATTACCCGATACTACAACACGGCTAAAGTTATTGTCTGATTCTTGATAACTATCTAAGTCATTGCTGTCTCCGTCGGCTTCTGCGTATGCATCGTTGTAATCACCTTCTTGATATATTACTATTGTATTGCCATCATTATTGTAACTATTACCAGTTTCGGCGTGAGCATCATTGTTGTCACCTAGTTGTGTAACGGTCATTGTGCAGTCTTCACCGTGACAGTCTATCACAGCATCATTATTATCGCCAGTCTGTGTTAGAGTGCTACTGCTATCTCCTATATCAGCATTGTATATTCCAAGCGTATTGTTGTTGCCTGTTTGTGTATAAGAAAATGTAGACGGACCAAGACTTCCTAGCAGTCCTTTGTTTGATAGGTTATTCAAATCACCAATTTTATTGTTTTCACCATCCTGAGTAATAGTCAAAGTTAGATCGTCACCGACTTGGTTAATATAAATTTCATTAGCCCAACTAGTTTGACTGAATAATGTCAATGCTATTGTTAGTGCTTTCGCCCACCCTGTAGTCATAGATTTGAAAATCTCCCTGCTGTACATTTAATGAATAGCCATACCTGTCATTCATTGTTATGCTGGTAGTATTAGATCCATCTTCACGGAACCAATGATAACCATTATCAATCTTATTAAAACGTATACCGGTTTGACTGTCATAACCGTAAATGCTAGTATCTTCTTTTAAAAACATTTCATTCTGTCTTTGTAATTCATCTCTAAATATAGCCATTAGAGCGGCATTCAGCTGATCCAACATGTCGTATAATAATTCGCCTAACAAGTGATCTGTTTCGTCTAATGCTGTTACCCATATGTCATCTACATTTAATAGATCTTGATCCAGTCCGTCAAATTCTAAAAAGTCCAAGCCTAAAAAATCATACATTTCTTTATGACGTTTTTTTATAACCATTTCTTCATCTTCGTAAGGTGTACGCTTGCGAAGTAAAATCAATTGATTGAGTAAATTTTCATCTACATCAATAAGTAAAGGGGGAGATGGAGGTTCCCAACGTGTGCTGGTCATCGTTGATTGGAAGGCTTGATTCATGATAACTTGTCCTGCGTCGGTTTCAACTTCTATCTCTCCAGTGTAACAATTTCCATTTGTGTCACAAGAAGGAAGAAGTGTGATCATTGAACCACCCATCTCATCTACTATCATTACAAAATCGGTTCCCCTAACTCCGATTGTAGCAGATGGGGTACTAATCTTAACATTCTGACGGTATTTTTTTGCAATTTGCCCTGAAGCATATCGCACTCCGCCAAGACTTGCCTTGATTGAAAGACTGCCAACATCGTTGGCTGGATCATAGACGAACTCGTCGATTACCAAACGTGAATGTTCAGTTATATCTACACGAGTTTCGTCTATGAAATCGATTCTCATAGTTCCTCGAGCTGTTACGGCTGTGTCCATAGTTTGTACACCAACACCGCTACCGCCTTCAATTACATCGCTTCCTCGTTCTAGCACACCAGACCCTTTAATTTTACCAATGTTACCCGCAGGTACATTCGCAAATGCTGTTGCAATAGAAAGACCAAGCCACCCAATTATCAGTAGGAAAACTCTCATCACTAATCGCTTTGTGTAATGTCAACGTCAGCATCATCACCGCTAAAATCTGCACTGATAGTATTGTCATTTATACCGCTTTGGTTAATAACAAAACTTCCGCCGCCACCAGTTATGTCTAGATCTACTGTATGACCATTTGTACTACCATCGCCACTGATATCAATGTCTATTGCATTACCACCGCTACCAGCAGTTGAACTACCAGCCGTAGGTGTAGCTGTGCTAAGTGTTGCACTGTTGTCAATTACAACAGTTATTGCCGCACTTTCACCATCAACAGTTGTGTTAGTAATGTTATTATCACCTGTTACTGTGAAGTTTATCGTACTACCATCAGCATCAGCTGTGCCACCGATTGCAAATGTAAAATCATTTGTGTCTCCTGTGGTTGTGATGTTAAGTGTAATATTTTCACAGTTTGTACCGCCACTATCACAAGTTAAATCTACTGTATTGTAGTCACCTGTGAATGCCCAAGTACCTGTGTAACTATTGCCATTAATGACTGCCGCAATGTCATTGTTATTACCAGTCTGCGTGATACTAAAGGTCATATCATCACCATCGAGATCAACTGCTGTAGTTGAATCACCAAATTGGTTACTAGATCCATCCTGTGTAATGTCTAAATCTAAGTTGTCGCCAACTTGATCAATGTAAATCTCGTTAGCGAATGACATAGATCCAAATAATAACAGGAACATACCTATAATTATTGAACGCATCATTGTCCTCTACTTTCTGAACTCCCAGAGTCCTTTTCTTTCACCTTCATATACCAGTTCTATTATGCCGGCCTCAATAGCCGCCCTTACAGCATAATTTACTGGTTCGTTCACTGAGTACCCTGCCTCAGTTTCAACTAATTTAGTACCCAAGTCAAAGAACTTGAATACATCCGCTCCGGATCTATAGCTCGCTATTGTTTTCTCTGTCGCTATACTCATTAGCACTCTTCCTGTGCTAACTGATACTAACCGCATTACTACGGTTACAGTATCTACTCGGTATTCAGTTTGAATACCAATTCCTAAATATCTTGCACCGGCTCCTCCCACTGTGTTATTAGAGTCGTATCCAACAACACCTCCTTCTAGAATCAATCCTGCGAACAACATTGGTTTTAATGGAGTTGGCCCATTAGGCATTTCTTTTTCATAAACTTCTCTTGTGTTACGTATTAACTGGCGCTCTTTGATAAGATTGTCCATGCCAACACGTTCAACAACTTCGAACCATGATTCGTTGCCTACTTCTTGTAGTGCTTTTATAACCCAAACCTCAGCCCCCTGGGTAACAGCGGAGCTCAGATTTGCGATTTTATCAGCAGGTTTACGCTGACCTGTTTTATCGGAAAAACTATAAACAGCAATAGTAATTTTTTTGCCTTCGATTGGCGGAACGGCGCTCATGCGCTCTGGTATAGGTGAAGGTTGTAATGTTGGTGGGTTGTCAATTTCTACCTTGTTAGGAATAGAAGTACAACCAGCCATCATCGCTAGTAGTAGGATTAAAAGCAGGGATTTTTTAATCATTAGAAATTAAACTCCCCTGATCCTGGTATTGTGATAGTTGTAATACTACCATCAGCGTCCACAACTTCAAGTGTTAGTTCACTTGTAGTAGGATCTCGGGTCCAAGTAATTGTTGAACCTTCAATTTCTGCTGTTCCTGTTGATGCACAACTGTCTGAACAGTCAGCAAACATACTGTCTACCATCTGCTTAGAGAGTGTTGCATAAATTCTTGATTCTACGTTTTTAACAAATTTATTAAGAGTACTATTTTCTAGTTCTCGCTCTAAACGGTTTGCTTCAGCCTCTGCTTCTTTACGTAAATCTTCTTTTCTGTTATGTTGTAATTGTTCAACACTTAGAACATGCGTTGAATATCCATTACCATAATGGAATGCTGGATTTTTAAATCCCCAAGTAAGATCACTTGCGGCTACTTGTGGCATGGCCAGGAAGATAGCCAATATTATGTAAAATAATTTCTTCATGATTGGAAGCCCTCCATTAATATTTATCAAAAAGTGTTAAAATTTTAACACCTTTCTTTAGATGATATATAATATATGAGCATACTAAAAGAACAAGAATATATATGGGGTGTTTTTGATGAACTAGCAAAAACAAAACCAGCTAGAGAGATAAAATCAAATCTGCCAGATGAGGTAGACAATTTCATTATAGATAAGATTGCTGAAGCACTTAAAGAACACAACTGGAATCAAACCAAGGCCAGTAAATCATTAGGTATTAAAAGAACTACCTTAATTGCAAAATGTAAAAAGTACGGATTGTTTTGGAAGTAAAAAGGGTGCTGTTTTACCAGCACCCTTGCCCTCACGCTCTAATATTATTTAAGCATGAGGTTACCTAAGTTAAGTAGCTACTTAACTATTAATTTTAGGAAAAAGCATGTCTGTGCAAAATTTATCTACATCTTCTTCTGGTAGTCCTAGGCTTTTCATTACTCTAGGTGTATGCGGATTTTGTTGCTGGTTATGACAGTAGTAGTCTTGACACGCTTGTACAATATCAGGTTGCCCTTCACCATCTGTAGCACCTACTTCATCAAAGTATGCTCTTAGATTTGATACAGCAATTCTAATAATTTCATCTGCTTCTTCGTCAGACTTTACATTACCTGCCGCAAGCATTTTCTCAGTAAATATATTACGTGCCCATTCAGGCAATTCACGTTGCTTCTCAGGAACAAAATGTTCTACACTTTCAAAATAGCCTTGTATCATTGGATGATCAGGATCAGCACTTGCACTAAAATCATGAAATGCTCCAGTCATTTTATTCTTACCAGCAATAACATCAAAGCCGTAAATAGGTGCTGGATTGTGTAATTGTGGAAATATACATACGTGCATCATCCATAAGCCTTTGCTATCTCTAGCATCAACTACATCAATATGCGCTCGACGTATAGAACTATTGCTCCAAACCCTATTAATCCAACCACCATCAGGACGGTTGAAATAATCAAGTCCAGGTTCTGAGAACTCTTTAGCGTTTTCATTAAATATTTCAATAATTTCATCTTTACAATTTATTAATTTTTCCCAAATCACTTAGGCAACTCCATCATATCTTTAAATAATCTAGTAGCAAAATCGAAACAAGTTTTTGCTTCGTCAGCCATGTCATCGTTTAGTTGTGATCTAATATGTTGTTTTAGGAAATCATGTTCTTGTTTAAACTTATAAAATCTACCTCTGCCAGGAACACGCTTTGCAATCATTTGTCCTCCACTTAGATCTCCCATGTGTCTTACATATACATGAGCCATAATTTTATCTCTATCGTCTTTGATATCTTTCATATAATGAACATACTCCATTACACTTGGACATAGTGCAGGACGTTCTTTATCACCTTTGCTCCAAAGTTCTTCAAAGTCAGAATAGATACTAGGAGCTCTACGTAGTGCAGGCGCTCCGTCAAATATGCCGTGTATCATTGCAAATGCTTCTAGAACATCATATGCCGGATGTTGGTTGTAAAGATAGGTAGCGTACCTTTCTTTGCTTATTTTTCCGCCCATTAGTTCTTTTACAAACTCTTGGCGTTCTGCGTTTTTATGATGTTCCCAAGTTAATTCTTTTAAGTTGCTCATTCTTGTTCAATCTTTATATTCAAAGGAAAGCCGTGATTTCTGCTCATCGTAATTGCTTCTACCTGCTTGCTTTCAGCGACTTCATAACTATATATGCCTGCTATACCAGATCCTTCGTTATGAATGGTTAGAGTCAATTTTTCTGCTGTGTCTTTTGAATGTTTAAAGATGTCAACAAGTAACAAAATTACAAAATCAATAGGTGTGTTGTTATCGTTTAATAGAATAACTTTATACTTTTTAGGAAATTCTATTTCTCTTTTGATTTTTTCGTCTATTGTAATTTCTTGGATAGTTTCGGTACTCATAATTACTCCTTAATTCGGGGGAGATATTTCACTCCCCCTAGACTGATTACTTCTCAGATACGTTACCTTCAATTGTTTTGCCTGCGTTGATTTCAATCTTCTTAGGCTTTAACGCTTCAGGTATCTCTCTGATTAGATGAATGTTAAGCATTCCGTTTTTAAGTTCTGCTGATTTCACTTCTACGTGATCTGCAAGTGTGAACTCTCTACGGAAATTACGTCCGCCAATACCTTTGTGTAGGTAGTTGACTTTGTCTTCACCTTTTGGAGTAGTTCCTTCAACCTTTAAAATATTACTATCTTTTGTAATATCAAGATTGTCCATACCAAAACCAGCTACAGCGAGTGAAACCATAAATTCGTTTCCGTCCTCGTCAAGTTTAGCTATATTGTATGGTGGGTAACCCTGGGTATTTACACTGTTCTCAAACAGTCTGTCCATTTCATCGAACATTCTGTCGAATCCAACCATGTGTCTATGTAGTGGGGTTAAGTCTAGAGTTGTTAGTCTTGTCATTGTTTTCTCCTTTATTAAGCAAGATTAATCTTGGAGTCCCTAATGGGCACTCCTAGTAAAGTAGGACTCTTTCCTAGCTCTACATTATTATTTATACAATATTTACAACAATTTGTCAAGAAAAGATTGTCCAAAATTGTATTATTTTGCATAAACATCGTTAAATTGTTGTGTACAGCGTACAAAAGTAGTACAACGCATCAAATGTTTAAGTCTTTGTGCGCCTGCATATGTGCAAGTGCTACGCAAACCACCTAAAATGTCCTGTATTGTAACAGCTACATCTCCTCTATATGGTACAAACACTTCACGACCTTCTGAACTACGGTATTCTTTTAATCCTCCAAAGTGCTTGTCATTTGCGGCTTTACTACTCATACCATAGAATTGCACAAACTTCTTTTCTTCTACAATAGGTGTGTAATTATCTTTGCTTGGGATTTCACCATTCATGCCATCGTCAAACTCTTTAGTAAATTCACCTGTTTGATAATATCTTGTAACTACTTCACCACCGCCTTGATCATGCCCAGCAAGCATCCCGCCAAGCATAACAAAATCTGCTCCACCTGCAAAGGCTTTAGCGACATCTCCAGGGCAAGTACACCCGCCGTCAGCAATAACGTGACCCCCAAGTCCATGGGCGGCATCTGCACATTCGATGACTGCTGATAACTGCGGATATCCAACACCAGTTTGTATGCGAGTAGTGCAAACACTCCCGGGACCAATGCCCACTTTAACAATATCGGCTCCACTTAATATTAACTCCTCTGTCATTTCACCTGTAACAACATTGCCAGCTATTATTACAATGTTAGGATACAGGTTTCTAAATTCTCTTACAAATGCAACAAATCGTTCTGAGTAACCATTTGCAACATCAATACACACATAACGTAATTTCTCACCTACTTGCTCGTAAACATTTCTAAATTTTATATGATCACTATCAGTGATGCCTATACTCATTGCAACATATTTTGTACGTTCTGGGTTATCATTATCAAAGTAATCTACAAGTTCATTGACTGAATATGTTTTAACTAGGCAGGTAAAAATATTTCCTGTAGCTAGATGATCAGCCATTTCAAACGTACCAACTCCGTCCATGTTACTAGCCATAATAGGCACGCCTCGATAGTGTCTAAAGTTTTCTTTTTGACCTTTGTAGTTACGGAATGTAAATCCTCTTGACAAATCAACCTGTTGTCTTGAACCTAATGTACTACGCTTAGGTCTGATCAAAACATCTTTGTAATCTAATTTTACATCTTCTTCAAGTCTCATTTACCTTACTCCATAATTAAAACTTAGACTTATTCTTTCTTTGCTGGATTTATTTTGTGAAACACTGTGTCTTAACCAGCCCGGAAACACTAACAGTTGTTGTTCTACAGGTGTCAAAACTTTCTTTTGACTTGTAAAACTATTGTATGATTCAAGTTGTGGAATATAGTATTCGCTTTGATCATCTCTATAAAATTCTATATTACCACTGTCTTCAGGAACCTGTATATAATATGCACCACTTAACACTGCACCATGATGGTTGTGTATCGTATTGTAGCTAAATGGAGGATTAACATTGAACCATAAATTGTATAACCTAAGTGCAGGAAGTCCTGCTTGTGTGCAAATATTTTTTACAGATTTATCAAGGTCAATTAAAAATTGAATATTAGTTTTACTAATATCTTGTGGCTTACTTTGCCAACCTCCTGCATTACTAATATCTACACCCTTGTCATTATCTTTGGCAGACAGAATTTGTCTAGCAAAACTATCTACATCAGTTTTAATTTCTGATTTCCAAAGAAGATTAGGAAATAATATTTCAGCCTTAGGCTCCATTGATGTTATCTACCAAATTCTGCTTGCTGTTGACGTTGCTTTTTCAACCATCTAGCTCTTCCTGCGGCTTTGGCTTTTTTCTTCTTTGCACTCGGCTTTTCGTAAAATTGTCTTTCACGTATCTCTTGAATGATACCGGCTTCTTGCACTTTCTTTTTAAATTTACGTAGTGCAAAATTAAAGTCACCATTTCTAACTTCTACAGCTAGGCCTTGTTTACCATGGTTGCTAAAATCTCTTTTTGGTCTGTTTGGGTTAAACTTCACTTATACCTCCTATTAGTTGTTTGATGAAATCTAAATTGTATACTTTGTTCATACTCAGCTTATTATACACTAGATGCTCCCCTTGTGTCAACCAATAAGTTTTAGGAAAACTTACCAAATAACTGCCTAAATACTTAACTTCTGGATCTGAATCGTCCAAATTGTATATAACAGTGTTTGCCATTTCAAAAACTTCTAACAACCAATTTAAATTTGGTTCTTTGTAAATGTAAATGTCAATAGGATGATCCCATTCTGCAATTTGTTCTTGCAGTTGTTGTTCAATTTCTGGTGTGGGATAAATTAAAAGAAACTTGTATGATCTACTGTGTAATTTATCAGGAGCAGTAATTATATTAATTTTGTTCAAAGGACTACCTAGCGTTTAATATCTTTCCAAATGCTTTTTTCATCTTGTTCAGCATTTTGTTTGTAGCCCTCTTCTTCGTTTTTCGTATAATCTTCCCAAGGAAGTTTGTCTATTACACCTTTTATATATAAAGTTTTGTAACCTTTAAGTGTCTCTTCTGGATGATCTAATTTCCATCTGTATTTTGCATCTTTCATTGCATCAGATGCTTCTAGCTGTTCGTACTGTTCTTTTCTAGCTAGTTCTTTTTTTTTAGTTTGATCTGCCTCGCCTGCATAAAAGATTTTGTTTTTTGTATCAGCATATTCTTTTTCTGCTACTTCTTTTGCTTCTTCAGATTCAAATGCTTCTTGTACAGTCACAGGTTCGGTTACTTCTTCCTTACTGACTTCCTGTTCTTCTTCACCAATGAATCGGTCAAGTTCTTTTTCTGTGATGTCTCTTTCTTCTTCTGCATCTGGTCCTGTAGTTTCTGTAGTGTTGTGCTCTGTAGAGCTCGTATCGATGATAGTTTCATTTACTTCCTCTTCTGTTTGTTCATTCTCTTGAGTTGTTTTTTGGTTTGCATTTTCGACAATCTTTTGGGCTCTTGCTTGTTCATAAGATTTCCAATCAAACGGTTTGTTACGCCTGGCCCATTCAAACGTATATTGACTTGCTATTAGTAATAGTACAGCTAATGGATCAAAAACAAATATAATTGTAATTATAACCCAACGCACTGCTTCTTCAAGTAAATTCCTGTTTGCCTCTTCACCGTAAATAAATTCAGCAATATATTTAATAGGTCCTACTTCTGCTTCTAATTTACGGTATTCTGCTTCTAGTGCATATTTTTCTTGTGTTAATGTATCAATTTCAGTCGATGCTGATTTGATCCTTGCATTTTGTTCATCTACAGCCGCATCAATTTCGTCGGCTTTATCTGTTTGTGCTAGTTGTGAACGTAATCTTTCTATTAGTGCTTGACTGTTAACAACTTGGTCTTCTGCACTCTTACGTAATCTTTGTATTTCATCTCTTGCTGTCTGTATTACAGGTGATTCAGTTTGACGCACTTCGTCTATTTTACCTAGCATCACTAGTTCACGTTCTTTTAGTGCAGGTATTTGATTTTCTCTAATATCTTTTACAACACCAGCAAGTCTTTCACGTTCTGCATCTACTGTTGTTGTAGCATCTGTTCTAAGTTTGCTTATGTCACCTTGTATCTGACTTATTCTGTCCTGTTGAGCCGCTACCCATTTTGCAAGAGCAGTTCGTGTATTACCACCAAAAAGTCCATCACTAGTCACGCCAATAATAGCCTGACCTGCTCTAATTTGTGATTTTTCTGTGCTTTGTAATTGATTGGTTACACGGATAATTTCTTCTTCAATTTTTTTAATTTGTTCTAGTAGTGGTTGTACTGCACTGGTATCTGCACTTAAATTAGCTATTTTATCTTCATATTCTCTTGCAGTAGTTTCTAGTCTTGTGATTTCATTTTGTATATTTGTTAATTGATCTTCGTACGGTTTTGTTCTTGAGTTATCTGTTTCTCTAGCATCAGCAATAATTTTATTTTGTTGCTCAATTGCAGGAGCAATGCGGTCAAATGCTTTGTCAATACGGTCTTGTTCTTTATCTATCTGTGATTGTATGTTTGCATCTGCTCCACTACCACTTGATTCTAGTTGTGTAATTTTATTTTCAGCACGTTCTATTATGCCATTTAATCTTCCAACTTCTTTTTCAATCTGTTCTACTTTTGCAATACTTTCTTCACTAGCACTTGTTTGTTCAATGTGGGCTTTAGATAAGAAACCAAAGATACCCATGCTTGTAATAAGCATAAGAACAACAACGGATGTGGCTAGATAGGTTCTAAGCCACCAAGTAGCTTGTTTCCAATATCTATGTAACCATACAGCGGTGACAAGTTTTCCAACTTCTAGCACACCGCCCATAATCATAATAGGGATTGCGGCCGCGGCGAATATAGCCACAAGGCCTGCGATTGAGTAATAAATTGCTACTGCACTGATACACAATGCAGTGATCATTGTTAAGATTGCTAAGAACATAATATATTTAACTCATTTACACTATTCGAATATATTATCTTATAACTATTTTTGTACAAAACGCCATCCATCATGGCCTGCTTCTTTACATGCTGTATCTTTAAAATTACGCTGTCTATCTTTGACTACGAGTGTTGTATATATAACTCTACAAAAACCACTTCCTTGTGGATAACCATGCACAGCCTTAACAAAACCCATTGCATCACCTTGATACCATTTGAACATAGTTCCGTATTGGCTTTCTAAAGCCATATGAACTGCGTGAGTTTGTTTTTGTTTTTGCTCTTCGTTTAGCATATAATTAAAATCTTTATAAAAATTATAGGCTACGTGTGCAATACTAGTTGAAGGTTCATATGGTCCTACAACACTATTTTGTACACTTGAACTTTGATAAGGTCTAGATCCGCAAGCTACTAAGCTACCTAACAAGACCGTTAAGATCAAGTACTTCCACACTACCGTCAGGATATTCACATTGCACTCCTCTTTGTAAATAACGTTTGCCGTATCTTACTTCAGTGTATTCAAATTCCCTACACGCTTTGTCAATACCAGCTCGTTGGATTTCAGCTTGTTTGCCAGGTCTATCGCTACATTCTAGAATCGTTTCACTGCTTACATCTGCACCATCTTTTAATACAATAGTCTGATCAGTATAACAGTAGGGTGATTTGTAGTCTACTGTTTTACCACTGCAAGCAGTAAACAGGACTAGAATTAAAATTCCTAATCCTGCTCTAACCATTAGTTATTACCTGCGTTGGCTACTAAGCCGTCAAATACTTCTTTAGGCATCCGAAGTTTTACGAATGTATAAGTATTGCCTGCATAGATGTAAGTACCACGCTCTTCTTCAAGATGTTGACTTACTCTCGTATCATTTACAACGTAAGAAATAAATGTGTTAGTATCTCTTGTATTGTTACTAAATTCTAGAGTAGTTTCACTGTTTACTCTACCGTTGATACGCTTTGCAAAATTATTCATAGCAATAGCATACATTTGCTCTTCAGCGGCTTGCTGATATACGCTTTGTCCTGATCCACAAGCATAAACGTACTCTTTCTTCCACCAGAAGAATCCTTCACTGCCAGCCTGAGCGCATTTCGCATACCACTTAGGTTGAGCATATGTGTCTCTTTCTGCAATAGTAGTATAACTTGAACAAGCTGTCAAACTTGCCAAGACACCTAAAACTGCAATACTTTTAAATAAGCCTTTCATTTTAGCCTCTTAATTAAAAATTGAAGCAACCTTCGAGAACAATTCTGCAATCTGCTCTTGATTAGTTGCCAGTTGAACTTTGGCATCAGCCCACGAATTGGTCTGATACTCTACAATCTTGTCCTTTTCATGAACAAGAAACTCTTTTATTTTTGTTACTGTTTCCATGTAACCTCCTAATGTTAGTACTATACTATAGTATTAATCAAAGGTCAAGTGTTTTTGGTTAAGAAGTCTTCTGAAGCGAAGAATACGTAATTAATGATAACCCTGCGGTTGTGATCAACTGGATTAGAACTTGCATGAAACCTATTACTTGCAAATACAATAGCACTACCTTTTTTGGGAGGATTACTATGTATAAGTTCAAAATTTTTGTATCCTCCGTAGTTTAACTTATCAGCAAAAATAGGGTTTTCATGAAATACTTTGTCAAAGATTTTTGTATCGCCATCTGAATCATTTACATAATAAACCATACTATATGCTTTGGTATTATTTCTTAGATCAATATGCGGCGGATGATACTTGTCTTTTTGTTCTACATCTTTCATCAACATGTTAACTTTGATACGCTGTGGCTGTTCGATTTTACTCTGCATATGATGTTCTAAGAAATGCAATGGAGACATTAGTAATTCAAATTGAGGACTTATAACTCCTCTGTCATGTGCATAGACATCGTGTTGAAATTGATAGGTTTCTTGGATGCAACTATTTGTATGATCATAGTTGTCATCTACTCCTGAAGTTTGGTCTCTATAGCCCCAAGCAAAGTCATCACGCCAACAGGTTACTGTTTCAATCTGATTAGCTAGACTTTCGGGAACTAGTTTATCTATAATTTTGTAATCCATGTTAGTACTTATTGCCAACGATAAAACTTATGGCTATCAATTGAGCCTACATATTGAAGTTCTCTTGCCCAACTAGGTTTTACATAGTGTGCATGATAGTGTGTAGAACCTTCAGTTATTCCGCGATACTTTTCGGAATAGATTAATGTGTAAGCAATGTACTGAGCTTGAGCCCATGCAGTCTTGTCCGCAATATTTTCTGCCTTGCCGTCACAGTACCAACTGAACTGGCACATATTACGCACAGGAAAATACACTCGTTCGTGATCAGCTAGATCAGGATCTTGTCTAGTCTTCCAACTTTCTTTCACTGGGCCTTGTTTGACCACTTCACAAATAGTCGCAGGATAACGTCTATCTCTTACGCGGTTTAATACTACATCTGCAACTGCTACCTGTCCTGCAACTGAATCACTTCGAGATTCAAAATAAATGTTTTCAGCTAGACAGTATGCTTCTGGATCTTGTTCTCGTGTAAAAAGTTCATCTTGGACTGTTCCATCATCATTAAGATAAACTGTCTTACCGTCGTTTGTTGTCAATTGAATTGTGCTGGCAACTAAAGTATTTGCAGTGCCTGTGGAAATCATTGTTACTAAGAAAGCAACAAATAATGTACTACGAGTCATTATATCCCTCATGTTCTATATATTCCGTTTTTGTTGATAGATTAATACGCATATTAGTTTCTACGCATTTGTGCGATATCTTTTGCATCTTGTTTGTTGTCAGCAAATACAGGTACAAGATTACTCTTATGCATAACTGCAACACCTAGTAACTGACGTTCGCCTGAATACTGATGACTTTGTTTTTGCGGACAATGTCCGTCTATCTTATCGCTAGTAGGAACAGTGTTGCGATCACTGCTATAATCTGGAATGGTATTAACTGGAGCTCTTTCGCCCCTTGCTTTCATTTGATCAGGATGAACACCCATCTTACGTAACCATTTGTCATGTTCGATTTGTGCCTGACGATCTCTTTGGGTAATGCCTTTGGGTTTGCGTTTCTTAGTATTGATTGTGGACATGCCACGTACTAGATGCATAGTCATTTGCGCCTGCCTTTCTGCCTATTACAACTACTAATATACAGTAAGTAGGCGCAAATGTCAAGTTTTTTGGTAAAATTAATTACGCTACAGTTCTTCTCTTAAGAATTGTGTACTCAACTGCTGGTCTACCTTGGTAGCCACTTTCTACAGGAGTAGTTTTGATGTTAAAACCAGCTTCTCTTAGCTCAGTTAATCTAGCACCTGGAGATTGGATGTCCATATCTCTTAAATCTTCAGAAGTAAATGTTTTACCATTTCCCCAGAAGTTTGCTAAAATAGTTTGGTTTTGTGAACCTTCTTTGAAAAACTTCGTGCCTATTGCACTTTTGTTTACTCTTGGCATGTTAAGCTCCTTTTTTATTATTGTTATTATTTTGTTTAACATAGTCTACACTATACTATAAGTCGCGCTAAAAGTCAACCTATTTTGGTAAACATAGGATATTTTCCAGGAGTTGTGCCTTCTAAAAGCAATATTTTTACGCTTTTTTGAAGTTTTTCCACGTTTTTGTAGTGTTTTTCCACTAAATTATCTAGTCCATATATAGGATAGCTGTTTAACCACGCAAAAATGTCACTGTACATGAATAAAACACGTTCGTATCCGTTCTTTTCTATCATTCGGACTATATTGTCTACATTTTGTAGTATATTTTGTACTACATAATAGTGCTTTGCTTTTTTGTATGATTTCCAAGCCTTGGGCCAATCGTCAAATTGTTGCTGAAGATTTTCTATGTCACTGATATTCCACACAGGCAGTGGCCCTCCGTTTTGAGTAGTAGTTGGCATGCCTTCTATAGTACCATCCCAATGTTCTATTGCAAATGCTTTACCTTCTATTCTGTCTTTACTAAAATCGTAGTGTATATAATCACAATTATTTTTAATAACATTTTTTCCAAGAGATAGTATGACTTCTTTCCAACCTTGTGTTGGACTTATAATACAATCTACTTTAGATAAATCTTCTTTAAAATCTTCAAACCTAGGCACATAAATTTTTTCCGAATTAAAGTAGCAAAAGTCTCCGATAAAAACTTGTTGTTTTTGTTTGTTTAAAACTTTGATTAACTTTTCATGTCCTGTAAACTCTATTTTTTCATTATTAATTTTTTTACTAGCTCTGTCTCTGTAAATTTTTAGTGTTGTGATCCAGCTTGCAAGGTTATCTTCAGGATAGGTATATGCATAAGTCTTTCTTACATGTTGAGGGATGTTTAGCACAGGAAGTCCTAGTAGGCAACTTTTTTCTATCAAACGCCAACCAACACCACACTTCACATCTACATCTGAATGATGACCCTCATCTTTTTCAATAAACAAAGGTGTGTATGTGTCATGTATCTTTTGTTCTGAAACTTTTATTTTAGGCAGTTTTGCTCCGTTAATCCATTCTTCTTTACCCAAAGGTGCAAAGTTTACCTTTCTCCATTGTTTACAATTTATTACACTTATCTGAGGCCATAGCTTGAAGTATTTTGTACCTGATTTTGGATTCATTGTAGGATTGTTAAATTTTGTGCTTTCATATTCGTCTATAATTTGCCCTGCTACTAAAAACTCAGGAGCGCCATCTAACCATTTCCTTATTTGTTTGTCAAACTCTGTTGTAGTTCTACCATCAAACACTATACCTTGATGAACAAATACCAAATAGTCATTGTTGTGGCAATACTGTTCTACAGTTTTTTTAGTTGCTCCAAAATGTTCCCAATCTATTTGTGTAGCAGTGCAACCAAACTTCATATAATATCTATCCCACGATTGGTCATGGGTCAACGTATCCTTAATAACGTAAATATATTTTATTGAGAGCATATTTTTCTTAGAGCGTTTTCTTGATATTCGTACATTACAGGTTCTTGTTCTCCGTGTACAATAAAATGATATCTATCTTCGTCACTATCATTTACAACGCTATGCATCATTCCTGTATTCGGATATATCGCATAACTTTTATCAAAAGGAAGATATCCTTTTTCGTGTACATAAAACTTACAACCTTTTGGATTATTAATTGCAATATTAAGTGCGCCACCTACAAACAAACTTCTGTCAATATGTGGTGCAATATATCCACCAGGTGCGACTTTCATTATCCTTACTCTAGTAAATTTTTTATAAGGTAATCTTTTTATGAATTTTTTACATGCTGGTAGATATTCTGATACATCAGTCCAGCGATTTTCTTTACAGTAGTCTTGGTATCCGTATCTGCTATGTGCTTGTGTATGTGTGCTACTTAATCCGTATAATGTTATTGCTTCCCAACCAGTACCGTCTCCTCCGCGATGTGGTACAAAGTTATCACGCAAAGGTTTAATTTCATTTAAAAGTTTTTCAAAGTTTGGTACAGGAAAATTATCTGCAAGTGCTACAGGAATATAAGGACCTAATTTCCTTGTGTCTCTATTTTCCCATTCGCTAATATTATTATAAGGAGCAAGTGCTTCATAGTCATTTGCCTCAGCGAATTTTCTTACTTCTATTGGAATCATAAAATATATATCGCTTAATATTATTTTAACTAGGTAAAGTGACTACACCCTCACGTAATAGTTTTTCTCTGTTGGCCATGTGTTTCATTTGTATTTCTTCTTTGGAGCCTCCAAAGTAAGCTACAGCATGTCCTTCTTCGATTAGTATATCAGTAGCTCGTTTGCCGTCAATAAGAAAGTCTCCTAAGATTCTTCCAAACTTGCCTTTTTTATCTTCACCACTTTTATCTATTTCAGTTTTTAGAACTTGCATTGATCCTATAGGTAGCAGTTCTTTTAGTTTGGCTTTGCTTGCTAATCCAAACGCCTTTTCTACTTTATCTCTTGTTCTAGACTCGGGTGTATCTATGCCCATCATACGCACACGCTCTTTGTGCATCCACACACCAAAACCTAGATCTATATCTACATCAACTGTGTCTCCGTCTACAACTCTTAATATTTTACATTTATATTCATACATATTATTCTCCTTCTATATCAACTTCCTTCGAACCCATCGGATCCATCGTCGTCGATTCGTTTTTCATCTCTTGGTCGTTTTTTTTTGAAAACAGATCTTCAAAACTTAAGGCTGTTACAAAAATTGTTGTGGCGGCTAACATTGGCATTGTGTATATCATCTTCTCAGTAATGAATGCTACAGTCCAAGTTGGTGCTAGTACAGCTGATGCTTTTATTGTCGCTAGTTTCCAATTCATCCTAAATCCATCCTCCATGGCAGTATAGTATAGCCTAGCGGTGCTAGGACGTATTGTTCGAAGCAGTAGAATGATATCAGTGCTAGTATAGTTCTAGCCCACCAAGGCAACTTAATTACTTGATTTCTTAATGGTGTCATAGCCCAAAATATAAAACGTGCTACGTGTCCCCAAAACCAATCACCAATATTAAATGGTGGTGTCTTCCATAGTATCACAGGTACCAACAGCCACCATAACCATAATGGATAATCATCATCCGGAGTATCAAAATAAATTGCAAGTGCAATCATTCCTAGTAGATAAAGACCTATGTATTTTTTAAGGTGCTGGGTCATTTGTTTACATTAATCCAAATACAGTCTACAGTTTGTCCTTTTGCTGTGACAAGCACACTTGCTTTACTCATTGCTGAAACGCAAGTTTCTTTATCTTCATAGTTACCAATATGGTATGTTTCCATTTGGTTAGTAGCAGTTAACGCTATCCATAACAAAGCCCACATTATTCACTGCCAAACATTTCTATTAAAGGCGGCCCAAAGTTTCCTGCGGCCCATCCTAGTGCAACAATAGCAATGACGCCAATGACTAACCATTTCATTTTGAAGTCGTCTACATCCATTCTAATTGCCACAAGCTCATTTCCTAGTATACGAAGTTGAATCTCCATTTTACCTTTGTCATCTGTTTCTGCCATTTATTATCTTCCTTGTCCTCTGTACTTTTTGAAACTTCTGCGTTTACTTTTATTCATTTTGCATGTCGACGGCTTACGTCCTATGCTAGTTTTGTGAAACACAGGTTCATGTGCAATATATGCCTTGTGTAACTTCATAATAACCTCCCAATCATTATATGTGTATTTATAGGAATAGCCATAAAAAAAGGGTGCGTTAAGCACCCTTAGTAACTGACCATGTCAGCTAATGTTAGAAGCTAAATGAAGCGCCAACTGTGATGTCGCTTCTTGTTTCAGTTTCTAAATTGTACGAAACTTCACCATACACTTTCCAGTTGCTGTCCATCATATGTTCAGCTTTGAAATCTAGTGTAGGTAATGTATCTGTGTGGTCCAACAACATAAAATCTGTGTTGTTATTCCATACAGTTAAATCTGTACCAACTGATAACTCAGTTGCACCACCTAACCAATAAGATGCTTTAGGTGTCAATGTAACATCTAGTACTTCTGTGTTAACATTGTACTGAGAATCTAATTCGCCTGAAAAGCTAAGGCCTGAAGCCTCTTCCGCAATTACAGGAGAAGACATAGCCAATAAGGCCACTGTGGCAAGTTGTTTAATCATTGCTTATTCTTTCCTTTTTTTATTGTAAGAACATAATGGGGGGGAGGTTATTATGCTCTATAGTATGTATACTTTCTCTTTCAAAAAAGTTCAAGTTATTTTGCCAACCACGACAAAAAACTTTAATTGTGTTGCATATGAACAACACAAACTTATATATCAAAAACTAGACGAAATCATAAATTTTAATGAACGTCCATCTTGACTAAATCCGTGCGGTGACTCGTACTGCTCGTTAAGTACATTTGCCATTGTAACACCTAGATTAATTCCGTAATAGTTTTTGCTAAAACTTAAATCTAATAGATGTAATTCTGGCATATTAATTGTAGTCCAATTTGAATTGTGTATATCTAAATGTTTGCCTTTGTATTTGTAGTTGGTAGTAATATTATATGAATCTATTTCTAAATTATGTAATAGTCCTAAATTATAATTAGGACGTCTAAGAGACTTTATGTCAAACTTTTCACTGTCTATGTAACTAGCAAAAAGTTTTAGATTTTTTTGATTGTAGCTTAATTCTATTCCTTGGTTGTTGAGGTCACCGATATCAGATTGAAAAAATGTAGAAGTAAAGTTTTTGTAATCTAAACTTATTTCTTGTGTATTACTGTGTTCTTTATCTGTCCATGTTGTAGCATTTTTATATCCTGTTGAATGATTGCCACGTAATGTAAAATCTTTTATAGGTTGTATGAATCCTATCTTGTAGGTACTTGCATCTTCATCTAGTCTGTAGTGATAAGAAAATATATCGTAACTAAAATTTCCATATAAACCTATGTTATGGTATTTGTTGGTTTTAGATTCATCATGTTTGTAATCAAATCCTAATCCCCAATTATCTTTTTTGTGTTCACCTTTTATCATATAGCTGTTGCTTTGATAATGTGCATCATCATACTGTCTATCATATTCGTGTGTATGTAAAGTAAGTGTAGTAGTTCCTAGTTTATTATAATAATCTAAGCCTGTTTGAAATGCGTAAAAAGTATTGTCAGCCCATTTGCCTTCTTGTATATCTAAACTATGTCCGTCTATTTCTGCAAAAGTATTTCTAGCAAAAAAACTATTACGCCAATGTAAATTATAGTCAAACCATTTGCTTGTGTTTATTCCTATGTTCTTTGCTTCTACACCATCTTTTTCTTCTGCGCCTGCAAGTGCTGACTGTGTTTCAGATTCGTGTACACCTCCTGAAAAACTTATATCCCAGTCATTGTATGTTTTCACATAATAGTTTCCGCTTACAGTGTTAGGATCAGCTTTAACTTTATTTTGATAATCAACTGTTGTTATAAAATTAATAGCACCGCCTATTGCATCTGCACCAAAATGTGCTCCTGCACTTCCTTTGTAGACATCAATTTGGTAAACATTAAACATAAAGTCTTGTCCTATATCAAATGCACCTGTTGGTGTAGAGAAATCATTTATAGGAATACCGTTTAACAAAACTTGTGTATGATTGCTGTTAGATCCTCTTAGGAATATTGATGCTTGTTGCCCAGTAGTTCCAGATTGTGCTACATCAACTCCTTGTACAAAGTTAAGCACACTTGGTAAGTCTACTAGGTTGTGTTTTTCTATTTCAGTTTTAGATATAACATACGAAGGAGAAATTGCATCTCCTGTAAGATTACTATTACCTAACGGTATAGTTAGATGTAGACAAGGAGGATCATCATTCCAACTACAAGTTTCATCATTAGCAATTACTGATGTAGTAAGTAATAATAAAATTAAAAGACTCCTTAGCATAAAGTCTTTATTATATAATATTATTACAAAAATGTCAAGAAAAAAGCAACTTTTCTGTTGCCAGGTAAGTTGCCAACCCCGTTAGCCTAATCTAGGCCGCCATTGCCATTTCTGGCGCATAATTGTCGTTTGCAATTATAAAGTTTGACCAATAACGCAGTCATCCGGTTAACTCCACTTCACTTCCTACACTCGTCGATCCTAGTTCAGGCCCATCATAAGCACATGACTTGCAACCTCTCGGTCCTTGTCCTATGCACAGGAAAGCAGGTGCATCTACTCTCATGTGTTTATGGTGGACCTGCGCGGTACTGCCCCGCGGTCCGATATGTGTCCATGTTGCTTCAACATTAACAGTTTATTTATAACAGAAGAGAAAAGGTTTGTCAACCATTAATTAACAAACCTTTTCAGAAAAATTACATTGCGTTCTTTTTTTCTTGGATCTCTTTACGGCGTTCCTTTGTAAGTTTACCTAGATCACCTAGAGCTTTACGAGCTCTTGCGGCCGCGGCCTTAACACTCTTATCTTCGAATGTTTCTGACTCAGCGAGGTAGTTATTAAACGCTTGTACGATTTGTTCGTGTGTTGACATATTGTCCTCCTAGTTTAATTTAAGTCCTGTTGTTGTTTCAACATACGTCTTAGATATATTATCATCTGTACGGCTGACCATAGCAACAGAACTGGTTAGTAATTTATATTTTTCTTTTTCAGGATTAACGCTCATCATAAATGGTGCAAGTCCTACACCATTTTGACCCATAACCAAACACATTGGTTTGTGTAACATCATGTAGTCTCTTGCTTCTTCATCTAGTCTTGCTACAATTTCTTCGCCACTAGTAAGTTTAATAGAGATGGTGTCCCCTTTTTTATAAGGTGCTTCAATTAACATTATAAAGAGTGTCCTGTTCCTGTATAGTTTGTGTCTTCAACATACTTTGCAAATTGCTCGTAGCCTCCAACACCTTTACCATTTACTTTGATTTGTGGGAACGTTCGCGCTTCCGGAAAGTTTTCAAAAACTTCTTCACGGTCAAAGTCTTTTCCAAGTTCTTTGTAGGTAAACTTGAAACCTCTTGTCTCGCATAATTGCTTCGCTTTCATGCAAGAAGGACAAGCAGGCTTGCCCCATATTTCTATGCTCATAAACTAAATCCTTTCAATGAGTCTTTGCTTACATCTTGTTTAATGCCCCCAATGATGTAGCTCTCAACTTCAGTTTCTTGTGGTGCAACTTGAAGTCCTGAACTACTCAACCAGTGTTGTGTCCACGGTAGCGGATTTGTATTAACTGGCTGATCAAAGATTGCTTGCAAACCTAAAGCCTTAAGTCTACGATTAGCAATGTACTCTACGTACTGGTGTAACAATGTTGTATTCAAACCAATCATTGAACCGTCTTTGAACAAATATTCTGCCCATGCTTTCTCTTCTGCTACACATTCACGCCACAGGTCGTAAACTTCTTTTTCGCATGACTTAGCAATCTTTGCCATTTCTGGATCATCTTTACCTTGCGCCCAAAGTTTTAAAATGTGTGTACTCAACGCTAGGTGTTGTGCTTCGTCACGAGCAATAAGAGAAATAATTTTTGCCGAACCTTCCATAAGTTTAAGTTCGCCAAAACCAAATGTACATGCAAAACTTACATAAAATCTTAAACCTTCTAAGATATTTACTGTCATCATTGCAAGGTACAATTTCTTTTTAACTTCACGCATTGTGCCTTTGCCTTTGTGCATAAAGTTATCAACTGCTTCATTAAACGCATCGTAATGTTTTGTAACACTTACAGCACGTTCAAGAATCTTTTCGTCATCTAAAATAGTATCAAATACTTCTGAAGGATCAGCATAAACATTTTTCATAATGTGTGTATATGAACGTGAATGAATTGTTTCAAAGAAGTCCCAAGTAACAATACATCCTTCTAGCTCAGGTAATGATACATGCGGAAGAAATGCAAGACAAGGACCGCGTCCTTGTACACTGTCTAACAAAGTTTGGTACTTCAAGTTAGCAGTAAAAATATGTTTTTGCTCTGGACGGAAGTTTGCATAGTCAGCACGATCTTTCTGCAAACTTACTTCCTCAGGACGCCAAAAGTAACCTAGCATTGTTTGATTTAATTTATCAAACACAGGGAACTTAAATGTGTCATACCTTTGTGTATTTTGATCAGCCCCAAAAAACATATTTTGCTTTGTGAAGTCAACTTTTTCTTTGTTAAAAACAGTCTTTGCCATGTGTGTCTCTTTCCTAATTTTCCTATAGTATACGATCTTTGTAAGGCAGTGTCAACCTAAATTGCACACGCTTCACAATATTCATCGTACTCTTCATCCGTTCCCATAAACTCAGAACGTTCTAATGGTTGTGGTTTTTCTTCTTCATCTTTCATTTCACTTGGATCAGTTTTGTAATCATAAGTGTTTTGATAGTATGAAGTTTTCCAACCATACTTATACGTATTTAATAAATCTTGTATCATAACACTCATAGGAACTTCATTATTTTCAAAGTGTGTTGGATTATAACTCCAATTACCACTAATAGCTTGATCAAAGAACTTTTGCATTACAGCAACAACGTTGATATAACCTTCATTATTAGGCATATCCCATAGTAGTGTATAGTAGTTCTTTAGAGTTTGATACTGCGGAACAATCTGCTTAAGAGGCCCTTTTTTGGACTTCTTAACGGACAAGTATCCGCGTGGTGGTTCGATTCCGTTAGTCGCGTTCGACACAACGGAACTGCTTTCTGATGGCATCTGAGCGGACAATGTCGAATGTCGAAGGCCGTGTTGTTTGATATCATCGCGTAAACCATTCCAATCATAATTTAATTTTCCATCAACAATATTATCAACATCTTTCTTGTAAGTGTCAACAGGAAGGATGCCGTCACTGTATTTAGTGCGGTTAAAATATTCACATGCACCACGCTCCTGTGCTAGGCTGTTGCTGGCTTTGAGTAGATAGTATTGAAATGCTTCTGTCAAATCGTGTACAAGTTTCCATGCTTTCTTGTCTGCATAGTTTACTTTGTTTTTTGCGAGATAATGTGCAAGTCCAATATAACCAATACCTAAACTACGTCTTGCTTTTGTACTAATTTCTGCGGCCTTAATTGGATAACGTTGGTAGTCAATAATTTCTTCTAATGCTCGTACAGCAAGATCACAAAGTTCTTCAAGGTCATCTAGTTCTTTAATAAGACCAACATTGATAGCTGAAAGAATACAAAGTGCAATTTCACCTTCTTCATCATCAATGTGTTGCAACGGTTTTGTTGGAAGTGTAATCTCTTGACACAAGTTGCTCATGTATACAGTATCTTTGAATGAGCTGTGTGTATTACAATGATCTACATTCATAATATAGATACGTCCTGTTTCTGCACGTTCTTTAATAAGTGCTGAAAATAAATCCATTGCAGGAATTGTTTTCTTTTTGATAGATGTTTTGCGTTCATACATTTCATACATTGTTTTAAACGCATCTGGATCTCCAAAATATGCATCATACAATCCAGGAACATCGTGGGGGCTGAACAATGTAATGTCGCCGCCCCCAAGCAAACGCTCGTACATTGTTTTGTTAAGTTGAATACTGTAATCCAACTTACGCACTCTGTTATCTTCTGTACCTTTGTTATTTTTTAACACAAGGATGTCTTCAATTTCTTGATGCCAAAACGGGAAGTGGGTTGTAGCACTACCGCCACGTACACCATTTTGTGTACAACATCTTACTGTTGCTTCAAACTTTTTTAGGAACGGGATTATTCCTGTGTGTGCTACTTCTCCTCCTCTGATTTTTGCGTTGACGCCTCTGATACGTCCTGCGTTAATGCCGATACCAGCTCTTTGAGCTGTGTATCTACCGATGGACATGTCTGACGCAAAGATCGAATCGAGTGTGTCGTCGCTGTCAACAAGAACACAAGAGGCAAACTGCCTAACTGGAGTACGCACTCCTGCCATGACTGGCGTTGGGATGTTAAGTTTAAAAAGCGAGGTCGAGTCATAATATCTCCTTACGTAATATAATCTATCTTCCTTTGGATAATTTGCAAACAGTGTAGCCGCAATCATCATATACATGAACTGAGGAGTCTCAAAGATTTCTCCTGATGATCTATCCTGTACGAGATATTTGTCTACTACCTGACGCAAACCTGCGTAGGTAAAGTTCTCATCACGCTTGTGATGAATGTAACTGTCTAGTTTTGCAATTTCTTCTTCTGTATATAAATCTAAAATTTGTGCATCATACACACCACGACCGATATTCTTTTTAATCATATCAAGGAGAGTAACATGTTCATATCTGCCAAAAACTTGTTTGTTGATTCCGTATAACAACAAACGAGCGGCCGCGTATTGGTAGTTTGGATTTTCTAGAGAGATAAGGTCATTTGCACTGCGGATTAATATTTCTTGTATTTCTTCAGTTGTCATACCATCGTAAAATTGTAGGTTAGCATTCATTTCAATTTGTGAGCTACTTACTCCAGCTAGGTTATTGCAAGCATGTTCAACAACAAAATGTATTTTATCAATGTTGAGATTTTCTTTTCTACCATCTCTTTTTACAATCATGGTACCATTTGACATTATCTTTTCTCCTTGTTAAGTGTGGTATTTATTGTTGGTTATGCATCTGATAACTCTGTTGTGAAATAAAGTATTCAAACGCTTGTTTCTTGCTGATGTGTTTAGTTCTGTTTAAACCAAGTACTCTATCGCCTACCACAAGCAAATAAAAGTAATCAGTTTTATCCCTATCTACACCAATATGTATCTCAAATTTTTCACCTGAAAAACGTTCAGTTAATTGTAAAGAATAGTACATTCCTAGTACAATACAGAAGTCACAGTATTGATTGTCATGTATTAATTCCCATGCAGTAGGCCAGGTATTCTTATCATAAGGATCTGTGTGGATACTTACTAATGGAATAGTGTTGTAAAAGTTAATTACATCCTGTAATGGATCTTGAGAATCTTCTAAAGTTTTTCTGAATTCTGACCATTCAGATAAACGTTCTTCGTATTTTTTGTCCTGCACTTAGCCTACCGTTTTGATTTTACCTTAAATGTGATTGTGCCTGCATCTGTTACTGTTGTGTTTGTTACGTTAATTTCTACTGTGTCTTTGGTTGCGTCTGCATTTTCATCTACATAATTTGCACTCAGCGTGAAGTTATTCAATAAGCTGTTGGTTCCTGCAAAATCAAATTCATCTCTAACCATTATATTATCATTGTCTGCATCTAGTGTTATATAAAGGATTCCATTGCGGTGTGCTTGGAATGCTGTACTATGATAAACATATTCAATTTCATAGTTTGTGTTTGCATCTCCTGGCAATCTAAAATATCTATTAGCAACTGGTTCGTTAGTTACACTAAGAGTTGCACCTTTGTTTAGATCCGCTACATGAGTTCCTTCAATAACAGGAGTAAACTTTTGATTTAATATATACTGTTGGTCGTAGCTTAGTAGATCAAATCTTTTAAAGTAGTCACCTGCACTTGTATTACCTGCTTTATCAAATTTTAAAACAGCATATGTACTTTGTGCCTCTGTACCACTTTGGTTACCAACGCTATAAAAAGAGTTGTTAAGACTACTAATGTCTGTACCTTCTTTTGCCCAAATAGCATTTCTAGCTATTTCGTCAAAGACAGTATTCTGAACACGCAGATATGATGGACCTTGTTCTTGTCCAAGTTGTCCTAGTACAATATTTTCACCTAACACGATTCCATATCCATTTGTATCAAACTTACAGTTTTTGATTAATGTATTCTTAATAGCATAATCACTGTATATAGGATAACTATACGCTCTTATTTCAACGTTGTCAAGTGTTAAATTGTTACTCATTACTGCCGCACTATCACCGATAATATCAAAACCTTTTTGTGCAGAGCTAATTGCATCACCGCTATTCCATACACCCGCAAGTTTAAGATCTACAAATTCTGAATCTCTTACGCTGTGAGCGTCAAACATTACACCACTTACTGTTTGGTTTAATGTAATACCACTCATTCTTACATATCTTGCTTGGTTGTTATAGTCTATTGGATCACTGTCACCTTTTACAAAAGTAAAACCTTCGGTTGCACTAATATTGAAAACAGTCTTATCAGTACCAGCACCTTGAATACTTGCGTATGGTGGAATACTAATTGTGCTTGTTAAAACATATGTGCCAGGATCTAGTATTAGTGTTACTCTGCTAACTGGGTTTGCATAGTTGGTGTTTAGATACAGTTGATTAATTGCTCTTTGAAGTGCGGCTGTATCGTCAGTTACACCGTCACCTGTAATGCCAAAGTTCTTTCCGTTTACAACATCATCTAGTCTATCTTGTAAACTTCTTTTGATTGGCTGAGTGGCTGTTGGTCCAGTTTGCATAGCACCCGAACCTGATTTATAAGTATAGGTACCAGCTAATTCAATTATACTGTCGTGTTCTGTTAAGATCTTTGTGTTACCAACTGCTGGTGCACCTTCACTTACAGATCCGTTACCAATATAAAATTCTTGTGTATCAACTGCCCACCCTAGCTCGCCTGAAGCAAGTTGTGGGATATTATCGACGCCTCTTTTACCACGTCTAACTTGAATCCTTGATATTTGAACAACTGCCATATTAATCTCCTGCTACTGTATTTATACAATGTAGGGCGACCTAAGCCGCCCTATACTGTTTACTTTGAAGCGATTAATGCATCGATCATTGTGCGTATTGCAATAAGCTCTTGTCGATGGCGTTGATCTGCTAGATCTTTACCCATGTCCTGACCATCTTCAAATCCTAGTTGATATAAGTCAGTTTCTTTGTAGCTTTGATCTTCGTCTAAGCCATCTAAGAACTTTTTAAGTTTTGTACTATCCTTTTGTCTAGCACGTATCATTCCTAGAATGTCTTCAGATTTTTCTTTTTTAGGTTTTCTATCTTTCATTATTGTACTGTATCCATATCTAAAAATTTAGCATTGTCTAAACCGCTGATTGTATTACTTTCAATTTCTGGAATACGCTTGCTTCTATTTGCTTTGTTAGTCTTTCTGATTTGATTCCAAACTTTAGCAAAACTTTGAACAGCATTCTGATGAAATCTATTACCTTGCCAGTTTTTAGTTGAAGTCCATGTAGTAGGATTTACAAAACCAATTGGTGTTTCATTATCAACATCTAGAAGCACTTCATAACTTGGATCCATTGCTTCTGTTAGTATTTCCACTAACCATTCGTCACTACCTTTAAGTATATGCCTGTCAAACATTGCTATAATTGCTACACAACCTCTAATCCAGCTACCGTAAATTCTTTCTTTAGATAAACTAGGCCATACTCTACGATAAACTGTAACAGCTCTTACAAAATAAGTAAACTGTTTTTCATCAAATGAAACATTTTTTTCTTTTTTGTTAAGCTGAGGATTAAACATTGCTTGTGTCACATCACCTAATCCTGTTAGTAATGGCGGCTCAGCAAATGGATAAATTGTAACACCTAACCTATCAAAACAGTTTTGTTGAGCCCAGTGTTTTTCACTACCAGCACTTAATTCTGCTTTAAATTTATCATACGAAGCAATATTATCTTTCTGTTTAAATTGGCTGTTAAAATCGTCTGCTAACCTATCTAGTGTAGTGTGTACAATAGAACAAGGATAATCATAAACACCACGTAGGCATAAAGCAAGTGTACGTTTTTGCCAATCCTGCAAGTAATCACCGTCGTATTCTCCTTCACCTGAAACTCTGTTACCTTGAGGGAATCCTGCCCTCTTAGGATCAAATGTTAAAGCCATCTGCTTAACTTCTGATCGATAATTTTGTGGATGCGATGGATCAATTCTTTCACGTTGATCTACTTTATCTACACACTTATCAAGTAAACTTTGGATTGGTGGGTGACTTACAAAATGATCTTGGAAGTTATCAATAGGCTCCAGCATTAAACCTTCTGCTTCTTTATTGAATTCTTCTTGTAAAGTTTGGAAGTCTTCAGTTGCTATAATTTCTTTGATTGTTTTTTTCTTATCAATAGCAAACATTTCTCTAACTTTTTCGCGTGTGTTAGAAGGCACGATAGATAGAACATTAGTCATTTTTTTCTCCTTTTTACTATGTTCAGCAGTAACCAGTACTGCTAGGAATGTAGAACCTGTCTACATTTTTATTTATATAACACTCAGCTTAACACAATTATTTTTGAATGTCAACCTTTTTTTTTGACTTAGGCGTGTTTTTCATAATAGGTATAAACTCTATTATACCACTCTTCACGCCACTCATCATATTCGTGCGGCCATAAATCAAACTGCTGATACTCACATGCTCTGCTACACATAAAGATATGTCCTTCACGTATGTTAGTTCCATATATCTCATTGTGAGCTTCTGCATAGGCTACAAGTTGTAGATAGTAATCAACTACCCATTCTTCTTTTTTAGGCTTGTTGGTTTGTTTGAAGTCCATAATACATGCTTCCCCTTTGTATGTTCCAACTAAGTCAGTTGTACCTGCATACATCTTAGGCATGTATAAATTTACTTCACTACCCCATATTTCATCTACGTGATTTAATGCACGTTCTTTAATTTGTGTAGCCATCTTGTGTGCTTGTTGAGCATATGGATTACTGCCTGGAGTAGACCATTCACCTGTTTCTACATAATCTTCTAGGTACTTGTGCATACGAGTACCAACACCTGCGGCTTCAGTTGTAATCTCTTGTGCTTTTGCTTCGCCTACACGTTTGCGCCAGGCAATAAGATGTGTCTTGTCTTTAGTGGCGTCTAAGATTGTTGTAACGCTTGCTACAGCGTTCCCGTCGGGAGTTTCGTACAAACGTCTGCCATTAACTTGTTTACGATGAATTTGTTTATAATCAAACTTCTTCTTTAGCAGGCTCATCCTTATCTCCTTGTAAGTCATATTCATCCCAATGGTCCATAAAAGGATCCATGGCATAGTAAGGATCAACCTGTGAATTAGGATCGTCAAATGCTTCTACTGTTTTGACTTCTGGTACATAATGTTTAATCATGTTTTCAACACCAAACTTTAAAGTCATAGTGCTACCAGCACAGCCTGAACAGGCTCCGCCTAATTGTAAATCTAGTTTACCATCTTTGTATGATATGAATTCAATGTTCCCACCGTGGCTTGCTACTGACGGCTTTACATGAGATTCAATTAGTGATTTTATTTGCTCAATAATTTCTGAGTCTGTTCTGTCAGACATATTTTCTCCTATTTGTTTGTATTATAAGAGAATTTAGTTGGAATGTCAACCTAAATCTGTAGCTCTCTGCGCCATCTTGCTAACAGTCTGATCAGTGTCAGCATCAGCGGCTGGCAAATCATCTACTGCATCACCTGTGGCTAGTGTAACTTTGTCTTGATCAAAGTTTTTGATTAGTTTTTTGATTGCTGGATCAGAATCATATGCTTGCTTTAGAAGATCATATGAAAACTGTACGTTACCTATGTTGGCCATAAGTTTATCGAGTTCATCTATTGTGAAATCTTTTTGGTCTTTGTGGGAAAGGACTGTTAAAACCTTTTTCAACGGACGGGTGTCAACCGCCTCACTTACTTTTTTTTTGAAAGAATCGCTCCTAACTTTCTGCTTCTTTCAATACTTTCTCTAGTAGGTCTTCCTTCTTCTTCGTCACCTGCCGCTGGTTCGCTTGCCGCAAACTCATCTCCTGCTGGTTCCATTTCTGCATCTGCATCTGCTTCTGCGTCTGCATCAACTGTAGGTTCCATTGCAGGCTCTTCATCACCCATTGGTTCTACTGGATCAGCTTCACCTGTTACAGTGCCTAGTGCTTGTGTTAATGACTCACGAGCTGATTCCATTGCAGTGTACATACCTTCTAGAGCTGGTTTAACTGTTGCTGTAAATTGTTCTGAAACTTCTGATCCCATCTCATCACGGATAGCATCTGCTAGTTCTAGCATTGATTCTGATTGCATTTCTGCTGTGTCTTCCATCCAACCAGTAACTCTGTTTACCATGTCCTTTGCGGCCATGACAAGTTCTGCTTTATCTTCTTCGCCTTCTTTGATCTTTTTCTTAAACTGTGGTGGTACTTCGCCTTTCTTAGGCTTTCCGCCTTTGTCCTTAGCGGCTTTTTTCATTGGCTCTTTTTTGTCACCATCTTTATCTAAGTCTAAAAAGTCTGGCTTGTCTGCTTCTTTGATTGCTTGATTAAGAACGTCTAGGAAGAGTTTTGATTTTTGATATGCTTCGCTCTTAACTGCATCATAACTTTCGTTAGTTTCAATGTCACGTAGTCTTGTACGTAATTTGTTACGAGCATCTTCTAGTTGCTCAAGTGTAAATTTTTCTAAATTAATATTCATTCCAAAACGTTTTGCTAGGTTCTCATTTAGCAATGCCGCTGTAATTGGTGTTTTTATTTCTTTAATGTTCATAGTGCTCTTCCTTGCAATATTTGTTACAGTTATTTATCATTTAATTATATATAAACTGGTCAAGTTGATGCTTGCAGGCATCCACTTTATACATACTTATATCTAATCTTGTCTCTAGTATATCTTTTCTACTAGCTTCTTTTGTTGTATATAGCCCATGTTTGAAGAATAATGCGTCATTGTAGTGCTTAGATAGCATGTCGTCAATAGTTTTAACTTCTCTTACTATGTTTTTGTTACGCCCTTCAGCTATATTCTTAGCAATAGCAATAGCCGCTCTTTTACTAAAACAATGGGCAATTTTCTTATTTTCTTCTATATCATACACAAGGTGTCCGTGTGATGAACTTCTAACTACCATTGAACCTATACGTATGCTGTTGCCTTTTGCATAAGGCACGGGCAGGTTTTTTACACCTTCTTCTATAAGGCTCTTTAATTCTTCACGTATTTTTTGGATACTCATTCGCAACTACCATTGTGTAACCATTTTTAAGTACTTTACTTACTAAACTTTTACGTATAAGCCCTTCAATAACGAATTGTTCTCGTTCATCAAAACTTTCCATAGGCATTACCCCTCTAATGCTCTTAAGGACTTTACGTTCTTCATTGCTCATTGCAATACTAAATTCTGATATCAATTCGTTCAGTTTCATTACTTTAACGTTTGTAGTTGCTTCTTCATTACCTGAAGTTGTTGTTGCGTTGTTTTTATCTGTTGTTGTAGCAACTTTTTCTGTTGCTGTATCATTTTTTTCGCATCAGGATTATCGTCTGATGTTTGACCTTGTGGAGTTTGACCTTGTTGTGGTGCTCCGTCTTGTTTTGCATTAGGTGCTTCTGGTGGAGTTTGATTTCCTAGTGTAGGTGTCATCATTGGAGTAGTGTTAGGTATCTCTGCTTGTTTTGCAGTGCTTGTACCTGGAGACATTCTGCCTCCGCCGGCCATATTGCCTCCACCAAATTTTCCACCTATGTTTCTACCTAAATCTTTTACAGCCTTGCCTAGTTTCGCAAGGCCACCGAAACCTCTTCTTTCACCAAACTCACTGTATCTCATTTAATTCTCCGTCTACCCGAAAATCTCTTTTTAGGTTTCAAATTAATTCTTTTTAATCTTTTACTAGCAGGATTAACTCTCTTAGTCCTTGCTGTCTTAATATTTAGCGCCGTGCCTTTTTTACGTTTTGTTTTTGCTAGGGTAACTTTTGCTTTCTGATTTACAGGAGCATTACACGTAGCGGCTTTACTAACAATACGTCCTTTGCGAACTCCACTTGTGCAACGATATTTACGAACTTGTTTACCACCTGTTCTAGACCAAATAGCTGTAACAGCTTCGTCTGTTGGTTCTTCAATTGTATAAAACTCTCTTAACTGCATTAGCGTCTCGATTTGTTCATCATTCTTACACGCTTACTTACTGCGTTATGACGTTTAGTACGTTGAGCCTTTCGTGCTATACGTTTACCTAATCTTGCTTGTGTTCTTTTCGCAGTTACCCTACGCTTTAAGTTTTTAGGCTTAAAGCATTGAGCTGGTGTGGATACAATACGTCCATGTCGCTGTCCGCCAGCACATCTGTATTTCCTAACCACTTTTTTACCAGATCTTGCCCAGATTTGCTTCTCGAGCATAAGGTCAGATGTAAGCTCTCTTAAGTTCATATAGTATTTAGTTTTTAATTGATGTTTAGGACTACAACTACGATTGTTGA